GAATGGAGGCGGACGAAAGCTATAGAAGTGAAGGTCTTCTTGGTAATTAAGAAAGGGCTCTGGCTTCATATATTCAAGAAGGTGCTCCATATTATAGAGTACACCCACAGATTTCTGACTATGTTGCTGCTTGTAAGCCAGAGACTGCTATCAACTGGGGATCTTTCCTTGGAATGGAGGCGGACGAAAGCTATAGAAGTGAAGGGCTTCTTGGTAATTATGAGCTTCTTACTCTTTACGGTCGTCTATGTCCAGCGGATCTTGGAATAGATGCTCCAATGAAAAATACTCCGCAGGTATTTAAATTTCTGATTATCAACGGAAGCGTAGTAATCTGTGCTAAGCGGGTCATTTCTGCTTATGATCTTCTTCCAATCTTGTTTGGGCAACCTTTCGAAGACGGGCTAGGGTATCAGACTAAATCTATTGCTGAGGGTAGTATTCCAATTCAAGAGGCGGCAAAAACACTTTTTGCAATTAAATTTAATAGTGCAAGAAGAGCAGTATCTGATCGAGCCTTATTTAATCCTACTGTTATTAATCCTAGAGATGTTAATGCTCCAGTACCGGCTCCTAAGATTCCTGTGAATGTGAATTCTCTTAACACTGGCCCTATTAGTAATCATTACTATCCAATTCCTTTTGATGCTAGGGGAACAGAAACTGCTATACAGGATGGCATGCAGATAGTAGAATTTGGAAAAGAGCTTTCTGGTCTTAATAATCCCATGCGAGGGCAATTCCAAAAAGGTAATAAATCTGTAGCAGAGTGGAGAGATACAATGGGAGGGGCAGATTCCCGTTTGAGACTTCCTGCTTTGTCCTTAGAATATCAATTCTTCACACCCCTTAAAGCTATTCTTAAGTTTAATATATGGCAGAACGGGCAGGATATGGCAGTAGTTTCGCAAAAGAGTGGGGAAACAATAACCATAGACATTGTTAAACTTAGAAAAGCTGTAATGTCTTTCAGAGTTGCAGATGGATATACCCCGAAGAGTAAGTTAGCTAGTACTGAAGCTATTATTCAGATTATGCAGATGATTAGTCAATCTCCAATACTACAGCAATCCTATGGGATAAT